ATGCAAGTGAATATTGGTTTAAATATAAAATGTATATTGACAGATTAATAACATATAAAATATGGCTTGCAAAATGGACATCAAATAAACCAAATGAAAATTTCCGTTATGACTTATGGCAATATACCTCAAAAGGAAAAGTCAACGGAATTAATACAAATGTAGATATGAACGAATGTATACAATGTGAAACACAAGAAAATCAAAATATAAATGTTGGGAGTGATTTTGAAATGAAAGTATATCAAAATGGAAGTACAGTTGAACTTGTATATCAAGACATAAATTGTACAAAACAAATAGGATATTTGCATGAATGGGAAAAAGCTGAATGCTATGGAATAATAAACGGTGTTGCATTAATAGTATATAATATAGACAACACAAACAATAAAAAATCTGGTTTTGTGAAATGGTTGGGAGGAATAAAATGACAGATGATATAAGAGTAAAAATTCATAATGACCTTATAATAAAAGATATTGAAAGAGAAACAAATTACGCAATAAAATGTGATTATGATTTTGTGTACCTTAATGTTGATGATGTAAAGACATTATTAGAGAATTATAAAAAACAATCTAAAGAAATAGAAGAATTAAAACAAGAGAAAGAATATTTAAACTGTATTATTGAAAGTGATAAAGATAATTATATAAATAAAGACAAAATAAAAGCAAAAATAGAAGAATTAGAAAAGCAAGATAGAGAAAATAGAATGTCGCATAATTATTTAGTTATACCTGTTTTGCAATCACTTTTAGAAAAGGAGTAGATATATGGCAGAATATACAACAAAATACAGTCCAATGCACATTGACTGTACAATTGGTCAACCATACGGCAACTCATCAAGTAGTTACACTTGCGGATTTCATACTGGTGTAGATTTTCCACAAAGTGGTGTAGCAGTACAAAACCCAGACTTATACAGTATATCTGAAGATGGTATTGTAACATACGTATATAATCAAAGTACAGGAACAACACCATCATTACGGAAATCAAGTTCAAATATATGATAATAGAACAGGTCTTTATTATAGATATTGTCACATGTTATACGGTAGTGTAACATTAAATGTAGGGGACAGAGTAAACCTAAATACAATAGTAGGAAAAATGGGAAACACAGGAAATAGCACAGGCACACACTTACATTTGGAAGCAAGTACAACACAGGCATGGCAATGTGCAAGTTTTGTAGACCCTTGCAGTCCTTTAGGATTTCCAAATGAAAGAGGAACGATCGTAAAATGGGATAGTACACCACCCACACCACCAACACCAACTGTAATTAAAAAGAAAAAATTTCCATGGGTAATATATTCAAAAAAATTAAGAAATAAAAGAAATTTGACAAAATTGTAAAAATGTGATAAATATAAAATATATTCCGTTTCTCCATTTAATATCAAGATGTAATTTGTAAAAATTACATCTTTTTTGTTGACAAAAAAATAGTTTTATGTTAATAATAAAAATATGGAGGTGTCAAGATGGATACAAACATTTTTTTACAGTTACTTCGGAAGTTATGCATTTCCAATAGTTGCTTGTATATTTATGGCAGTTTATGTAAAAGATATGAGCAAGTCAAATAGAGAGGACACAAAAGCATTAAATGAGCAACACACAAAGGAAATGAACGCTTTCAAGGACGAAATCAAAGAAGCATTAAATAATAACACAATTGCATTGACTAGATTATGTGAACGTATGGACAGAGAGGAGGCGAGATATAATGAAGTTAAGTAAAGATGAATTAATTTCTAAAATTAATGGTTTAGAAATTGACGACAACGTAAAAATCGAACTTATGGAAGATGTTACAGACAGTATGGAAGTAACACCGGAAGTTGACAACACAGAACTTGAAGAAGTAAAAGCAAAATATGAAGAGTTAAAAACAAAATACAAAGAAAGATTTTTTTTAAAAGGCGACGAAGTTGCAACAGAAACTGAAGTCGTAGAAAAAGAAGAAGTCGAAGAAGACGAGGAAGAACCCCGTAAATATGAAGATTTATTCGACGAGAAAGGAGAATTAAAATAATGGATTTAGTAGGAGTATTAAATACTATAAGAGATAATGCAAGTGATATTTACAGAAATAGAATTCCAGAAGCTACAAGAACAAATATCCAAGACATTCAAGAGGGTATGACTAACCCAAATAACGCAGTCGTAACAAATGAATTTATATCAACATTATTAAATATGATTATAAAACAAGTTATTCATAACAAATTTTTCAGTGACCCATTAAAGTCACTTAAAAAAGGAACAAAACCACTAGGAGATACAATAGAGGAAATTTATGCAAATTTTGTACAAGCAAAAGGATTTGACCCAACAGGAGCTGACTTATTAGATAGAGAAATGCCTGATGTAAAAGCAGTATATCACAGAATGAATAGACAAGATAGATATAAAATTACAATTTCGCCAGAACAAATACAAAAAGCGTTTGCATCTTATGACAAATTAGAGTCATTTATACAAACTATAATTAATACACTTTATAATTCAAGTGAATTAGACGAATTTGTATTAATGAAACAATTAATCAAACAAGCAATAGATAATAATGCAATGAAAGTTGTAACAATTCCAGACCCAGTTGCAAGTGAACAAAATGCAAAAGACTTTATAAAAGCTGTAAAAATTGTATCAGGAGATATGGTTTTTGCTAATTCAAATAATAATGCATATTTAGAGTCACAATCAACAGATAATAAAGCATTAATTACATGCACACCAAAAAGCGAACAAATATTAATAATTGATAATGCAACAGATGTATCTGTATCAATTGAGGTATTGGCTTATGTATTCAATATGAGCGTTGCAGAATTTAATGATACAAGAAAAATTGTTATTGACGCATTCCCAGATGAAAGCATAAGAGCTTGTTTAGTAGATGAACAATTCTTACAAGTATATGATGATTTACTATTATTCAAAGAATTCGAAAATGCAGAGGGATTATACAAAAATTATTACTTACATGTATGGCAAACACTTGCATATTCAAACCTAGTAAATGCGGTTGCATTTAAAGTTGCAAGTGACGCAGACAGTGATGGAACTGTAGAAGAATTCACAATAACAAATACTTTAAAATCAGGTGTAAAAACATCAAATAAAGCAAAGAAAATAAGTGAGGGAAGTTCATATAGTGCAATTCTAACTGGCGTTGCTGCAGGAGATACTGTTGCAGTAACAATGGGCGGAACTGCTGTTACATCAACAGCTTATAACTCAACAAAGAAAACAATCGATATTGACTCAGTTACTGGAAATATTGTTGTTACTGTATCATAATTTTTCAAAATACAGGGATTGGGATAAATTATCCCTATCCCTTAATTTTTTAAGAAAGGAGAAAGAAAATGCGTAAACAATTAAAAGAAAATCAATTGTCAAACTGGAGAACATATCAAATGTATTTAAGAGAAATGCTTACACTTGCTGAAAATGTTTTCGAGTTTGAGAATTTACCAGACTTTATAGATGTTGCGTTCTTAAATAAAAAATTGTTGCGTGATGGTTCTATTGCTTTTTTCAAAGATGAATATCTAGGAGTTATTGCTTTACCATATACAGTTATGGGAACATTAGACATATATCAAAGACCACCAAAGATAATGGCAATCGCACCAAATGGTAGTTATAGAAGAATATTAAATCCAGATGAGTATGTAATTATGTATGATAACAACGGACGTTACCCATTATTTTTAGATATAACACAATATGCAGAACGTATTGCATTGATGACAAGAACGCGGAGATATCAACATACTACAGCAACGTACTCCGAGATTTTGGAAAACATCATCAGATAAAGAAAGGTCAGTTCGAGATATTATTAATAATGTTGACGCTTTAGAAAATACTGTTATTACTTATGATGACATAAACATTGACGACATTCAATTGATATTAGAACCTGCTCCATATGTTGCTGACAAAATAGACATACAAAAAGAAAAGATGTGGAATGAGTTTTTAAGATTAATTGGTGTAGCAAATATGAATTTCCAAAAGAAAGAACGTAATATAAAAGACGAAGTTTTGGCAAGTCAGGGTGGAACAATTGCTAGTAGATTTTCAAGATTTGAGCCAAGACAAAAAGCAATAAAACTAATAAATGAAAAATTCGGAACAAATATAAATGTAAGATATTATGATGGAATTCCAACATCTGAAAAAGATGTAATAGAAGATAATGAAGAAAGCGAGGTAATAGAAGATGATGTATAATAGTTATTTTTATCCTTTTTTATTTCCTTGTATGCCTACAATGATAAATTTACCACCAACAGTATACAGTTTATTAGAAAGCATTGTAAACTATGGAAAAGATGAAAAAACAAAAATAAAGGATTTAGCAAAAGAAGGTAGAACAACATTTTTTGACTTTGATTATCCATTAACAAACAACATTACAAAAGAACAATTTGAAACAATGATTTTGAATAAATTTATAATGCGTCGTATTGGCTATGATACATTGACAGCTTTTAAACTACAATTAAATGTAAAACTTAATTCAATAATGCCAATATATAATAAAATGTTTGATGCTTTAGAAAATTGGAATATTTTTGAAAGTGGTGAAGTTACAACAGAAACTGGAACAGATGAAAGACAAACAACAAACACAACACAAAATACACTTTCAAATAGTTCAACAACTCAAAGTAGTTCAACATCAGATAGAAGAAATTCAGAACTACCACAAGACCAATTGGAAAATTTACGTGATGGATCGTATGTTGGAAATTACAATTATGACACCGATACTTCAAACGGTCAAGACAGTTCGACTTCTAATGGTTCAGCAACATCAAATGGAACAGATAATAACGAATATACAAAAGAAATTAGAAGAAGTCCAGCAGATAAAATTGCAATTATGAAAGAAATGCAAACAAATATAAATAATATATATGAAATGATATTCAAAGACTTAGAGTGTCTTTTTTATCAATTAGCATAGAAAGAGAGGTATAGAATGAATAATTTTGATTATAAAAATATGACACCTTTTAAGTGGTTTGTTTTGGAAAATTTTCCATTTATAGAAAATGACTTTGAAGCAATAAATAATTATCGATTATTTTGTAAAGTTGTTGAATATTTAAACAAAACAATTGATAACGTAAATGTTTTGGGAAATTTAGTTGAACAATTTTCTGATTATTTTGACAATTTAGATTTACAAGAAGAAGTAAACAATAAATTAGATGAAATGGCACAAGACGGAACACTTGAAGAAATAATTGGTAGATATATTAACACAAAATTAATTCGCTTTTATGATACAATAACAGAATTAATAAATGATGAAAATATTGTTGAAAATACAACAGTTGTAACAAATGGATATACAAATTTTAACGATAAAGGAAATGGAATATATAAAATTGTTGATGATACTGTTAAATATAATAGTGATGTAGTATTAAATAATGGATTAGTTGCAAGACTTATAGTTGATAATTCAAAAATAGAATATATTTTTGCAAAAAGTTGGAATTATAGAAATAGCGGTGATATTATTCTAATAAAAGCATTAGGTAAAATATTAATGATTGATACTGATACAAATGAAAATTGGGATATGGTTTCTCAAATGTTACAAGATAATAATATAACACATATTGATTATTTCTTTTTAACACATTATCATCAAGACCACATGGGCAATTTTGTAAATTTAGTAAATAATAATTATATTGATAGTAATACAGTTTTATATCTACCCCAAGTAAATGATGCAATAACAGCTGACCCTAAATATCAAGAAGTTATTGATATTATTAATACAAATGGTTGGAGTTATACAATACCTCAAGAAAATAGCATTTTAAATTTAGGTATGAATATATCATTAAAATTTTATAATACAGATGAAACATATATTGCTACTCAATCAGATAGTTGGAATAATACTTCAATGCTTATTTTACTAACACATGGAACTACTAAAACATTATTTACAGGTGACGCACAGGGTAATGCAATGCGTAGAGCAGTTGACAACGGTTTTATAAATGAAAAAATAGATTTATTAAAACTTAATCATCATGGAGTTATTATTGAAAATGACACATCTGTACGTGCAATGGAAATATTACAACCAAAATATGCAATACAAACAGCACAACTTTTAAATCATCGTAATAGATTTCAATTTAATGGTGATATAGCATATTTAAAAGGAATTGGAACAAAACTATTTGCAACTTATTTTCAAAATGATTATGTAAAATTTGAAAGTTCTATTGATACATTAACTACTATAAACGGAAAACCTTTAACAGGTATTTCTAATAGTTATTATGCAAAAACTTTAAAAGTAAATGCTAGTGCAACAAATAATTTTGAAGATGGTACAGACACATACCCATTTCACGATTTAATAAAAGCATTAGCAAGTATTGATAAAAATGCAAGTGGTTGTGATTATATAATAGAATTAGCTGATGGTGATTACTCAATAGGTAATGAAGTAATTGGAGGACATCAACTTTACTCTCCTGTTTTTGCAAGTAATGATGTTGTTATTTCAATTCGCGGTAATTCATCAGATAGAACAGCAGTAAAAATTCATAATGGTTTAGTATTTAGAAATGCAAATATTGATATACAACATTGTACTATTTATAACGATAATTCGGAAGGTGTATATGCAAATAAAACAAATATTACTATTTTAAACTGTATTATTAGAAATTCAACAAATGAAATTGCAAATAGTAGGGCAATACGTGCAACAAATGATAGTAAAATGTTTATAATTAATTCAGAAATTGCCTACTCAAATGAAGCTGTTAGAAGTGTTGAAAGTGTTATTACATTAATAAATTCAAATATTCATAATTGTACACGTGCTTTATATAATGAAAATGGTATTATAAATGTAAAAGAAAATTGTACTTTTGAAACAATAACAAATACAGATAGTAACAACGGTATAACGAATAAAAACTATTATAAACAAATTACAAATGATATGCTTGAAACAAATTTATCAGTAAATACAAATTTTGCCGAATATATTTCTTGTAAAAATAATACTGTTTCTATAAAAGCTGTGATTTATAATTCAGATAATTTTGGTGCCAGTTCAACTGTTAGTATATTTTCAACAAATTATAAATTGCCTGAATATTTAAGACCTTCAAAAAATATTAAAGTACCTGTATTTTTTGGTAGTGGAGGATATGCTTTATCAGATATTGGATATGCAGTAATACAGTCAAATGGTGGTTTATATGTACAAAATAATGGAAGTGCAAATTTAGGAAATGTCACAATTGATATTTCATATACAATTTAAAGAGAGGAATATTTCCTCTCTTTTAATTTATACTATATTATTTGAAACATTAAAGTTTCCAATATTTTCATGATTATGCCATATTGTTACACCACGTCTACACGCATTGTTTATTTTTTCCATAAATTGAACTGGCACGTCGCCGTTTCCTATTTCTTCAGTTGAACCAATTTCAACATAATTGAAATTTTCTCTTCCTATTATATTAGGTTCTAAAACTCTGTTGATGGCATAACCGGAAACGACTGAAGTAGTCATCGATTATCTTCATATATTCAAGTTTACATCTCATTTGTCTAAAAGTAAATGTATTTCTATTTGCTCCAAAATTTATTGAACCCGTATTTTGTCCGCCTTGTATGTTAGGCATTAAAGAACCAGTGTAAAAATTTCCTATTTGATTTGCAATTATACCAGCAATTGATGTTGCCATTCCAACTTCTGATTTTTGTTGACTTGCACCCAATGAACCAAAAGCAATTGATGTTGCTTGATTTACACTTTCTTGCGTTAACCAATTTATAAATGCGTCACTAGACCAACCACATGTTGGATATTTTGCCAAAGGCAACGCGTCATCATCGGCAGTTGTTTGTCCTTTATAACCTGTTGGAACAAGTCGACCACTACAACCAACAGTCAATGCAATTTGTGTTTTGAATGTTGCATTTGTTCCATCTGAAAAATTTTCATATTTGAAAATGTTTGTATTTCCTGTATTATTTGAAACAAATAAATAATTATATGGATAAACGAAACATTTTCCGATTTTTTGGTGTATAATCTGAATAACTAGTTACTTTCGGAATATTTGTGTTAAATTCCTCAATATCCATTGAATATGGTAATGTATAATAATTAAATGTATAACTTGATACAGTACAGGTATGTTGTGTCAATTGTGATGGATTTATAACTGCGTCTGGAACTATAAAAATATCTTGTATGTCAGCAATGTGTCCATCTGAATTCGTTCTAATTATATACAATCCTAAATCAATAATACTTTGAGCATTATTAACTTTAAATAATATTATTTTATTTCCCGAAATTTGTTTATTGTATAAAGTTACACCACTAAATTGGTCGCCACCGCTTGCACCATTAGGTAACCAAGCCGTTGAAACAGCAACCCAAAAATATTCTGATAAAGAAATGTCCTCAATTTCTCCAAGCTCTATAACATCACCAACATCTAAATTTTCGGGAACTGTGTTCGCACCTATTGTGTCATTGTTTACATGTTCTCTTATTATATAGCAAGGTTTTTTCTGCCAATCTTCAAACCATGTTGACCACGCGTCTACTTCAAACTCAATTTGTGTCATTCCATTTGATTTACGTATAACATTTGTTATAAATGCAAAAAACCATTTATTTGAATAATTCGTATTTTGAAATGCTATATAGTTTGATATTAAACATTCATTGTAAGTAAATGGACAAGAAATTACATTTGTGTTATTTCCTCCAATAAAAGCAAATGTGTTACTTGAGTTTACATAATGTGTGTTACTATTCAATATATTCAATATTTGACTAGTATTAAAACTTAATACATTGTTATATTCTCTATCCATTTTTATACCTTTTGCAAGTATTATTTTACTATTCAATATTGCCATTTTGTATGCTCCTTTCTTCATATTTAATTTTTTCTAAAATTTCAATTGCACACTCTAGAGAAAAAACACAATCTTTGAATTTTTCTCTAGGAATTCCTTTTTCCCAATTTTTCATAACATCTAAAATCATTTTTAAATTTTCAATCATAATTCTATCATCTCCTTATAGAAAAATCAATAACTTGTTTGAAATCTGTTCCGCATAAATCATCTGAATAAAATATTTTATTTTCTTTAAATGTAGCAAGTAATTTTTTTAAACCGTCATTATTGAAAGACGGGTTGTAAATATCACGTTGCCAATATTTACTTATTTTTATTTCATCTGAAAATACTATAATTTTATTTGAAAAATCTTTGTAAAATGGATATATAAACCAGCATACCTCTTTAGTTTCTTTGTCTTTTAGATATTCACATAGAAATTTAAAACCTTTATATTGAAATCCAAATGTATATAACTTTTTATAATCTTTCAATGATTTAGGTAAATGAGGTTGCGGTACTGTTTGCCAACTTCCACTATCAACCATTTTACTTGCGTTTCCTATTGCCATTGTTTTTCCGCCACTGCTACGGCAATATTCTATTGCTATTTTTACGTCATTTTCTTCATTGTGTATTATTTTAGTTTCAATTTGTCCCTGTTGTAGTTTTCTAAATATTTTGTCAAGCCCCCAGTCGTTTATATATGGACATACTCTTGAAATTGAATTGCCTACCATAAAAAGTTTTGTTGTCCCTCTTTTTCTGTCTATTGTAGAATAAAATATCATTAGTCTGTCGGGCTCATGTGAAATATATGTGCCACGTTCCATAAATTCTTCAAATATAATTATGTCAACATCTAAAAAGGAAGCACTCGACATGTGTTGTTCTGTTGATAATGCCATTACATAGCCGTATTTTTTCCCCTTTAATTGTTTTGTTGTTTTCTGGATCATATATTCCAAGATATAAAACTTTACGATAGCAAGTTATACAATTATATTTGTTATTTGTTAATTTTGCAACATCTACATCTGAAAAATATTGTTCTATCCATAAGTTGCTTATATCCTCACGCCAACGCCTTAATAATATAAATCTGTTACCAGTTTTTAGATAATGTTCGACAGCTTTTTTATGTTTTACTTGATAACTTTTCCCGATTGCTCTTTTCCCCGTAAATTAGATTAAAATTAGCATTTTCTTTGTCAATATTATCTATATTATAATGTACTTGTTTAGTCGCCATTTTCTTTATTTCCTTTCAAATATAATCTTGCAATTCTATCTTCTATTTCTTCACGCACTTTTTTTGCATTTTCCAAAGTTGTTTTTTTATTGTAAATATTTGACATATCTACTTTCACAGATTTGCAACAATCTGAAATTTTTATTTTTCCAAATTCTCTTATAAAATCAAAATCTTTCATTTTCTCACTCCTTAAAAATTGCTCTTTCGGAACTTTCCTCGTCTAATAAGTTTGCATATTCTTCTGATTTATTCAAAGTATATTGGCAAGGCAATAAACAAATTCCGTATTTATCTGTTACTTTGTATTTTTTTCCTTTGTAATCTGTTAATTCAAATTCTATTTGTTCATCGTTATATTGTGCCAAAAGTTTATTTGTGTATTTATATTCAAAAACAAAATTGTCTTTGAAATCTTCAAGACTTTTTAAACCTTTAGCACCGTTTCTTTTTTGGTACACCTGAAACGGTTATGTGTATTTTATAATCTTTTTTGTCAATATATGCATATTTTTTTGCACCTTGTGTTATAAATTGTGAATATTCAGCATCTTTTTCAAATACTCCTAATGGATGCTTTTTACCTTTAGTATCTTTCGGCATAAATCTTTCAATGTCTATTTCAAGTGTTTTGCTTACATCTTCAATTTTTTTCATAACTTTTTTGTTATATTCTTCTATTATAGAATAATCAAAACCGCTCTCGAAGTTTTAAACTGTCTGTATCTGTATACACTATATATTCATCAAATTTAATTAGATTTTGCAATAAATTATTTCTTGCGTGTGCTGTTACCCATACACCCCAAGCAAAAGACAAAAAACCTCTTTTTTTGTCTTTTTCAAGTCGTTCCAATATTTCGTCATTTGTTATTGGAATTTCACTCCAACCGCAACTCATTGTCAAAAATAACCTCGTCACGAATATTGTTTGTTACTGTCATTCCATATATACTATTATATTTTGCTTTTTCGATTGCGTACTCTACTTCTTTGCCTTCAACATCTTTATATTGTGTTTTTATTACGTATTTATCCAATATAAAATTTATTAATTCTTTTGGTAGATAATCATATCTTGAATAATAACTTTCTAATATTTCATATCTACCAGTATAAGTTTGTAATATAAATTTGAAGTCAATATCTGTTAAAATTATTTCTATTTCATCTGCTGATATTATACGTCCGTTGTCATAACGTCCGTTTTTTATTCTTGATACCTTACTTAAAGAAATAAAATTATTGTAATACTTACATTTTATATTTGTAAATTTTACATTCAATAAATATGCAAAACTTTTCGACATCTGCTCAACTGATTTTATATTGCACTTTTTAAATTCATTCATAGGAAATTTATGTGTACACATTGTGTATGGATATGCACTACACTCATCTAATGAAACAACATTCTTTATAATTTCATCTGTAAAAAGCCAATTGGCGTGTGTGTAGCCGTCCAGCAAATGCTTTTACTAACATATTATATATATGACCATCTACATTTATAGATTTTCTTGTTTTGTTAAGATAGTCCCAATTTTTATCAATCAATTCTTTTAATTCACGTCTTACATGTGAAGTAGATGTAAGTGGTGCGTTTTTTGTTGTTTCATAAGTTGCAAGCTCTTTTTTGATATATTCATATATTATCAAACAGTCATTTTCGCAATATTCAAGTTCTTTTTTAGATAGCTTTGTTTCACTATGTCTAATTTTTGAATAGTCAAGTTGTCCAACTAATTTTTTGACCTCGAACTTATATAAATCTGGAATTTTTTCTAACTTACTATTTGTCATAAATAAAGTACATCTGAATTCGATGTTATATTCTTCTATTTCACATTTCATAACTTTACGGCTTTTACGAGCCATTACATTTTTAAATTTGAAAATATTTCGTAGCCAGTTAAATTCAAATGCTAAATTGTGAACATATACAATTTTTTTCTCATAAGTTGTATAAAATTCAATTCTATTTAAGAAATTATATAATTCTTTATAAGTTCGTCCATAATATACTTTGTCATTAATTCCAAACATCCAAATATACATTGTACCTTGAAATAATGAACGTTCTTTTTCTTCCTGTGTAAATTCCAAATAGTCTATTGGATTATATTGTTTTCCATCTAATATAATATATGATGTTGTTTCAATGTCAAATGTATATATATTGTTATCAAATTTATTTCGTTTACCTTTTGAAATTGGTTCGTGTCCGATAATATTCGTTCCAATATATCATACTTTTACTCCTTGAATATATTCATATAAGTATTTTAATTTTTGTTTTGCT